ATGCAAGACCTGTGCTATAATACTCAGGAACTACGCTCAAACGCATTGGGAAGTCTGCGCCTAATAATAAACATTATGTTAAATAAGAACATCTTTGCTTGGGAACTCTGGTAACTCTATTAAAAACTCAATCCAACCCTCTGCCTGATTAACCCATCTCTTTGTTGCCCTAAAATCTGCTATGTACTTATCCTCAATAAATATGCTATCAAATACAGCCTTAACCAAGTTGTCTATATCTGGCTTTTGCTGATGTAGTTTCATATGCATTTCTTTTTTCTTATATTCTTTCCATGTTTTGGGAACTGGTATATAGAATATCATATGCACGTTTTGCTCTGGTATAGTAAACCTTTGCTGCTTAACAAGTGCCGAAAGACTTGACTTATAGTCGTTGTATTTTTCAAGACGAAGTAATCTACTTAATCCAGCAGGTCTTAGTTTTTCTCTTGGTATCCTAAAGAATATCCTATCTCCTTGAGTTGCTCTGACATTAGTTTGAGGAGTTATGTTGAGTATGTATTTCTTTCTTACCATTGCGTATACGTTTTTTTTCTTTTAATGATTTTAATAAAAGAGAGTTGATAATATAATTAACTGTTCTATCTTCTTTGCTAGCTATTTTTAAAATGTCGCTATAAACATCTTCATGAATTGTGATAGTTAATCTCTTTGACATATTTTGATGCATTGTGGTGTATGTTGGTGCAATATTGCACCAGTCTGCACCAAGTTACACCATTTTATATATATTTTACATATGTATTGTTTTGAAATGTTGACAAATAAAAAAACCCCCACTTTCGTGAGGGTATTCTAAGGTAGCATATTAGAATTATTTCTTTTTATGTAACTCAGCAAACTTCCTTGCTGCTTCTACAGAACCAAAGCCCCATGCTTTTAATGCCAAGGCTCTCCATTAGGCTTCTTCATAGCCCCTTGCATTCCTGCAAATCTTGCTGCAAAGGATACTCTTCTTGGGTTAGTACCTTCTTTTACAGGTGCTTTTAAATTACCTCCCGTTTCTTTGTTATAGGAAGCTCTACCTTTAGCATTTAATCCTCCTTCAGGATTTTGCCCTTCTTTTCTAGTCCAAGCTGAACTCATTTTTCTTTTGATTTTATTTTTTCCTCTTGTTTAAGCATTTCTTTAGTAGGCTTTTTACCAGAACCTTTATTGGCTCTCAAATTATCCCAAAGACCTCTTCTTGAGTATGAGCCATCTTTGCGCTTTATTAAATCTTTGCTTTTGCCTATCATGCCTTCCATGTTTGAAAATTTTTACCAAATATAAGAAATTATGAATTCATAGAGCTATGCATGGCATCAAATTCTTTTAACCATTCTCTGCACTGGTCTATTCTCTTGTATACTCTTTGGATAAGGGCTTCGTCATATGGTACGGGAAATCTTACCACCCTTTCTTTGATAGGAACTTCATCAAAAGTCATATTGTTTTCAAGTTTTGATACTTGTCTAACATATTCTGGGCTATCTTCTGTGGCTGCATTTAGGGCGTAAAATAGACGCTTCTTCTCTGAGTTAATCATCTCCTGAGGCATATTCACTAAGCAATAGCAAACCTGGGCTATTTCAGCCCCTGTGAGAGCCATGTAGCCTTGTACTTGATATCTGTACAGAGGATTTAATTGAGAGCCTACATTTGACAATAAAGTGGCAAAGTCGTAGCTTGACTTTATATCTATGATAGCAACAGACTGACCCTTATCTGTTACGATGATGTCTGGCTCACCTGTTAGGTAATTATTTGTAAAGCGTAAATCATTTTTTTTGTAAGTTTGGGAATCAATACGGCTCAACATCATAATGCTTTCGTCCTCTACTAGTTTACCCTTCATAGTATACTTGCTTCTTTCAGCACCTCCAACAGCCTCCTTGCCGTATTTGTGGTATACGTACATCTCCTTTAGGTAAGATATACATGAATCTCCTAGCGATGGTGGGGCATCTCTCTTGGATATAAGAGATATTAGTTCTTCATCTTGTTTGGGAGTTCTTGACTCTTTGTTTTGCAACTCAGCTAATTTCTCAGCTTGCTTGTCTGTTAATACAGAGCCTCTGCCTTCTGCCATTATCTTTCCAAGGCAGGAGCATCTAAATAATACTTCATTCCAGTTTACTTGTGTCATAGTGTTTATTTTTTAGTTTTTAGTGAGCGTAATCTTGTTTCGTAAAGTTCTTGTAGTTCTGTAGGGGAACTCTTGGCGTATACAACTAGTCTGTAAGACTTAAGTTCGTCTAAGGTGTTACAGGCTGCTAGTTGGTTGGCTAGTTGTTCGGGAGTAGCTTGTTCTTCTTCCTTGTGTTCGGGAATCTCTACCTCATCCTCTGTCTTGTTAAGGCTCTTGCCAAATAGGTCGCCCATCTGCTTAATAGCGTTCTTCACAGCCATTGAGGAAGCCTTAGGGGTCGCTAATTCAAGCATTGATATATCTGAGCATACTACAGTGGCAATGCCAGTCAAATTTTTGTAAATAAAATTATCAAATGGCTTATAACAATATTCTACCACAATTGTTACAGCGTACTTACCAGACCTGTCTTGTGTGATTGCTGGGGAAGAGATAGATGAGATGTGAGCATCCTCAAAGATTGTCTTCATAGCACCTTCCATTATGTCTAGGGGAATGGTCTTGTAGGTTTCTGACTTGTTTGACTTTGAGGGAAGTTCTACTACCCATTCAGCAGGTGGTGGCGTAGATTCAATAATGTTTCTTGCAAGTAAATGTTTTTCTTGCGATACTGCCTCTTTAATTCTTTGGAAGATAGGCTCTCCGTGTTCTAATAGTTTAGTGTTCATAAAAAAAATAACCCCAAGGTGGTAGTACATGGGGCTTTTTAACCATTTTAAAGGTTTTGAACACCACCGTATTAACCTCTACCACAAGACCAATATGGCGGTGCTGATGCAAATATAGTATTTAATACGATAATCGTAACATTTCTATAATATTTTTTGTTACAAATAGTAACCAATTTTTTGTTTTTTTTGTCACATTTCTGAAAATTATTGTGACTGTGGTTTTTAATGGAAAATATTGTCAAAAAATAACGCTATAATGGAAAAATTTCCGATAAAGCATGAAGTATTTGGCAAAATTCATGCAATTCCTTTGTTTAATGTGATTGATTGTACACTTTTACGTACATAAAAATGTCAAGTTTAATATGCAAAAAGCTAATATATAATTAAAAATGTCAAGTTTAATGTGCAAAAAACTAAGTATAATGTTGATTATTTACTACATTAATTCATGTTTAGTTGATTTTTGACGACATTTACCAACTCTAATACAATCTAAATTTTTAGTAAGTATATCTATGCCCTTTAATGCTGCTAAATATTTTTTAATAACCTCTATTGTAGCATTGTTTCCATTTTCACATAATGAGATAGTACTTCTACTAAGACTAGCTTTTTCAGACAATTCGTCTTGCGTAATCCGTCTTGATACTCTTTCTGTTTTTAATATATTTCCTACATCTAATACTAAATTAATTAAAGAATTAAATTTAGCATCATCTTCTTCAGTTCTTGATTTAATTATAATATCAGGTAATAATTGAATATTAAAAAGCTCTGGATTTATTTCATAATAATAATCTATCCAATATTTTTCTCTTTCTGCTAAAAACTCTAATTCTATATTTTTTTCTATAATATCAATAATTGGTGTTAACCCTAAAATTGCAAGTTCATTTACCCAATTATTAACATCTAAATTATGAGATTTAGTTAAATGCGTAAGAGGTCTTTTATTGCCTACTGTAGTCTTACCAATATAATAATATATATCATTTCTAGGGTCTCTAAGACCATAAATTAAATTTTCTTTCATAATACAAATGTATGAAATATCATTCATTTAAACTAAGCGACTATACATTTATTTAGTTTTATACATAATGTGTTATTAAAAGGATAGCCTAATTATTAGCTTGTGACTTTAATAACAAGTTATTGCATTGTTTGCAATATTGTGGGGGAAGATAATCTATTTCTCCTCTTGAATACCTAAGTTCGTCTTCGGTGTATTCAAATCCTACCTTTAAAATAACCCTGCATCCAGAGCATAACAACGCCCCATGTCCTGAATTGTATTTAACTATAAGTCTTTCTTTTTCCATACTATAAAGATATAAAAAAGCCCAACATAGAAATGTCAGGCTTACACTAAACTATTACGCAAAACTAAAACGAATGAATACAATTAGAATGCAAATGTAAGGGAATTTTTGAAATCTTAGCGACTTAGGTGTTGGACGCTACAGCGGTGGGGTGGTCGGGCGGTTGGGGAACGGGCAAAAAATACGGGAGGGGGGTATGTGTTTTTGTTTTCGGTTTTCGTTTTCAATTTCGGGCTATTGTCTTTTGTTATTCCGTATGTTTAGGATATTGTTTTTTTTTATTGCGTCCTTTGTTGTTTACTAATGTCAGGGAAGTGTTGACAGGCAAACAGGCATTGAGGAAATTTAAGCCATGCTAACATTATTAGTATGTTATTGCTAATGTATTTAGCTTAGTAGGTTTTTTATGTGGGGGAAGTGCTGGGAGTGTTTATCTATGTTTATATATGGTAGTGGGTT